CAGCTGCTCTACCCTGCGATATCTGGTTTGTATCACACGCTCTCGTGTGGTGCTCCATTATAATATCACAGTCCTGGGATGGTGTCAACACTTTTTTTAGATTTCTTTGAAAATGGCGGCTTGTAATATTAAATGCGAAAGAACAAATACCACGTCGAATGACGGGTACGCGTTCTATCGCATTTATTTTTTTACCATAAAAAGCCCGAAAGCGCAAGGAGGACGCGAAAATGAAGCACGTTTCTTTTGAAGAGTACGAAGCCGCGAAAGCCGAAATCATCGGTGGAGTTCACTACATCGAGAAATCCACGATGGAAAACGACGTGATTCACAAGACCTATTCCACCGAAGAGAACGGCACGTTCTACGAGGTGAACGACAAAGGCCGCGTCGAGTTTTGGAGCGACAAGCATTCCGAAAGCCGGATTTACGACGAAAACGAGCGGGCCACCGAAACGGACAAAAAGGCGGGGCCGGGCTACGGCGATTTGCTGGCGGAGAGAATCAGAGCGAACGCCGACGCGTCGAAGCTGACCGACTTTGAAAAGTTCGTCCTTGACCGCGGCTATATGTTCGCAACGGAAGCCGACTTGAAAGCCGGGTACGACCGCAAATGGAAAGCGAACCACGGAATCGCCCTAACGCTGGAAGAGTTCACGGCGGAAGCGGAATGCAGGGGCCGCAAGCTGGACACCTTGCAGGAGGTTTACCGGGTCATTTCGGAACACATCAAGGCCGGGCGGCTGACCGCGGGTGCGCTGATGGACTATGCGTATTACGCATGGTGTCTGAGAAAGCCGGAAGCAATCATCGCGTATCAGATCGGAACGGGAAAAGACACGCCGGTTCACCAGAAATGGGCGGTCAATAACTGTTCGCAGGAAATCACGGAAGCGGAAGCCCGCGTTGCAGTTTGCGAAGAATTCGGGTTCGAGGTTAGCCGGGTCCGCATCATCGGGACCCCGTACTACGACGCGACCGACTGGAATTTCATTCGGTTTGACTGCGCCGGGCGGTGCTGGTTGATGAAAAATGCTTCCCTCTATCCTGTCTACGAATAAAAAAGCGGAGGGGCGGCGAAAGCCTGCCGCCCCTCCCGGAAAGGTGGTAAGGAATGGGCTGTATTTTTAGGCCGGAAGCGCTTTCGTGGGAGGACATCGACGGCGGGCGCGGCGAAATGACGATGGAAGCAATCAGGAACTTCATAAGCGAATATTGCTATCCTGACGAATACGCCGACTATGGCGACGATGAAGAACTACCAAACGAACTTGTTTTCTTTGCGGAAATGTGGGAAAGGCTGGACGGTTACTACACGCCGATTTCAGACAGTTTCCAAACGGCGGCGGTTCTTTCGCTGATTGACGGCGCATTTTTCGACAGCATGGCGGCGGACAGAATTGCCGAAAAGCTGACAAAATCGGCAACAAAGCCGGATTTGGTGCGGATTATTACGCACGTCGCAAGCGCCTATTGTTGGTATGTGTCGCTGAAAGCGCGTGTCGAAAAAGCAAAAGGCGAAGAATAAGCCGCAACGGTGAAAAGAAACGGGGTGAAATGGTGCGGCAGTACAGATATATAGACTTTCAGGACCGCAAGGAGATTTCCACGCGATACCTGAACGGCGACCGGGTGGCGGACATTGCCGACGGGCTGGGCGTGACAACGGCTACCGTCTACCGGGAGTTGAAGCGCGGCGAAACGGGCGGGCTTGACCGCAACCTGCGGAAAGCATACAACCCCGTTCTTGCACAACAGCGCGTACAAGAAAACTTCAAACGCCGCGGCAAATCCGCGGTCAATTCGTAAAGGAGGTTTCGCGGTGAACAATTTTGAAGAAATCACGAAGAACCCGGAAACGCTGGGCGCTTTCTTGCGGGGCCTGCCCGTCATTGAAGCGCCGTGGGACGAAGAATTCCAGCGGAAGTATTGTGCCGGGTGCGGGAAAGTCAGTTGTGACGATGGTAGCCCTTGCCCGTATGAGGACAAGCGGAACAATCCGCTTTGGTGGCTGTCGCAGGAAAGCGAAAAGGCGGCGGAGGTCTGAACCCCCGCCGTCGTGAAAACTGGATAAAGAAAAACCGCCCCGCGTTTGCTTGGGAGAGCAGACGCGAAGCGGGTTCCGCCGATGAAAATATATCAGCTATCAACCTATCGTTAGTATATCAAAAACGGCGGAAAAAGTCAACAAATAACGCCGTTTTCGCGCGGCGTGGCGGGCTTGTAATGGGTATTAACGTTCCTGCGATTAGCCTTGTCACGCATGACAACAGGACCGGGAAGAAAGACACGCCCTATCCGGTGTTCTTCCTACCTGCATAGACAACTACACACGCCGGAAGTAAAGCCCCGCCCGCTTCCTCTACCCGCAAAAGGAGTGAAGCAAGTGCGAAGTTTTATGAGAGAAAAGAAAATCTACTGCGGAAAGCATTATCGGGAGGTAGATATATACCCCTATACCGCCGCGCAACTGACAGCATCTACGCGCGGGAAGAGGTCAAAGAAAATCAAGGAAACGGAGCCGAAGCAAAAGAACCTGAACGACAAGAACGCCCGCCGCTACTTCACGCAGACGGCGAACCTGAATTTCGGTTCTGACCCGGAAGCCCTGCACGTTACAGCTACATACAGCGGAAAATATCTGCCTGACACGGTGGAACAGGCCGAACAGGAAGCAACAAACTTCCTACGCCGGGTCCAGTACCGCCGGAAGAAAGAGGGCTTGCCGCCGCTAAAGTACATGATCGTTACCGCCTACACCACGAAGCGAAACAGCGAAACCCCCGTTCGTATTCATCACCACATCATTATGAACGGAGGGCTTGACCGTGACGTTGTGGAAGACCTGTGGAGAAAACGCAGGCGCAAGGGACAGAAAAAGGGCGACAAAATCGGCTTTTGTAATGCTGACCGCCTGCAAGCCGATGAAAACGGCATAGCCGCCCTTTGCACCTACCTTGTGAAGCAGGGGTGCGGGAAAAAGCGGTGGAATTCCTCGCATAACCTCGAAAGGCCGTACAGCCGGACGAACGACGGCAAGTACAATCGCCGTCAGATTGAGAAGTGGGCGAAAGAACACCCGCCCCGTGAGTTTTGGGAAAAGAAATATCCCGGCTGGACCCTGACAGACGATGACTACGGCGTTCAGTACGAATACAACGACTTCACGGGCTGGGCGGTCTACCTGAAATTGCGAAAGAAAGAGTAAAGAAAGGGGCTGTTCAATATGGCAAGGCCGTTCAAAATCTGCCCGGACTGCGGCGCACACCTCGACGCTTCCGAACCCTGCGACTGCAAGGACGCAATCGAGCGGGAGCCGCCGAAGCCGTGGGAGCGGTTGAAACTGCTTGCCGTCTGCCGGGAGGTAGACAAGGAAAGCGGGCGCGTCAGCGTTTACCCGCTTGACCTCGAAATCACAAGTGAAATCCTTGCAAGCCTGAAAATGCGGGCGCAGTTCAACCCGGAATTGCGCTACTTCACGACCACGACGGCACGTTGGGACCGCTACGGCGAAGCCATGGCGGGTATCCTGAAACGCCGCACGGTGAGCCGGGCCGATTTGGACAATATCGGGGGTATCTGCGAGATATGAGAAGAAATGAGCCGACCCCAGAAGAACAGGAAGTCGAAGAAATGAAGCAGGCCGCGCGGGTCATCAAGAAAATTTGCGACCGCAGGACGGCGGACGACGCTTGTTCGCTCTGCCCGTTCTGCGATATGTGCCGCACGGAACCTTACACATGGGAGGTATGACAATGACGGAGCGGGAACGCCTGTTAGAGAAGATACGCAAGGTTCAAGCCCTTGCAAACCGCGGCGCAGACGGAGAAAAGCAGTCAGCCGCCGCCCTGCTTGATAGGCTGATGACGCAATACGGCATCGACGAAGCCGAAATAGCGGAAGAGCGTTTGGAAAAGTGCTTCTTCCGTTACAAGACCCCGTATGAAAGAAAACTGCTGGTTCAGGTGATTTATACCGTGACCGGGAAAATCCCCTTTAAGTGCGTCGGGTCCTATTCAGGCCGCGCACGAAAGCAAGTCGGAATTGACTGCACCGCGGCGGAACGGCTGGAAATCGAATTCAGCTATGAGTTTTATAAAGCCGCGCTGGAAGAGGAAATGGAACGGTTCTATTCGGCGTTCCTGATGAAGAACGACATCTTCCCGCCTGCTTCCAAAAAGGCCGAAGAAATCCCGGCGGCGGAAATCAGCCGAAGCGAAGCACTTAAACTTCAAGCGCTTATGGCGGGCATGGGCGACCACACGCGCCGCCCTGTGTTGGGAAGCGGGGTGGAACCGTGGTAGACAACCAACGCGCCGCCCTGCGGTATCAAAACAAAGTCAACAACGCACAGGGCCACTTTTTCGAGAGTGCCATAAAAGCCGCCTGCGCCCTCTATTCTGACCGGGAGCGGGCCGACGTAGACAAAACCCCTGAACCGTTCCGCGTTCTGGAAAAGAGCCGCGACGGAAAGTTCAAGGGCCGCTTTACCGCCCGCGCACAGCCGGACTTTCAAGGAACGCTTGACGGCGGGCGCTCCATAGTCTTTGAAGCGAAGTACACAACGACAGATCGTTTGAAGTGGGACGTTCTGACACAGGAACAGCGGGACACGCTGGAACGCCACGCCCGGCGGGGTGCGCTTGCCGCAGTCTGCGGCGGGATTGGAAACGAATTCTTCTTTGTTCCGTGGACGGTGTGGCGGGACATGAAAGAGCATTTCGGCAGAAAGTACGTTACCGCGGCGGACCTCGAACAATGGCGGGTCCGCTTCAATGGGGCGGTGCTATTCCTCGATTACGTCCACCACGAAAGGAGCGGGACACCATGAAAAAACAGCACACACAGAAAATGACGGTCCGCGTCACGGCACAGACGGCCTACAACCTCGAACGCCTTATGCTTATGAGCGGGCAGAAAACGCCGGGCCGCGTCGTCGATAAGCTGGTTCGTGAAAAAATGCTTGCCCTGCGGGGCCGAAACATCGAAACGGAGGAAACAAAATGAAGTATGACTGCATGAAGCCTGAATGGGC